ATCTCTAACATCATAAACATTAACATTAAATATAAAATCCTGAGAAGTGAATTCAGCTTTTAAGTCTTCAATAGAATATTCTTTCTTTTCTTCTGATGAATCTTCAACAATATCTTCGTCAAAATGGTCTGGCGCCTTAATTTTTTCTTCTTTAAAGAAAGTTAAAGCTTTATATTTTTTAAAAGTATTCTTAGGAGTGCTATTTTTTTTTGGCATCTTTCAGACCTTGGTTAAAATTAAGAGTCACAGTTAAGGTCATAAATCATAAAATGACCTTAACGATGACTGATTAATGATATTTTACCCCGGGAAAGGTTTATATTCGACTCCATAATCTTTTGGTTCAACTTCCTCTTCATCGATAAATTGTTCTTTGTAAAAATCAAACATCGACATCTTTGTTAATTCCAATTCCGCCTTGGAGCGCACTGAGGCAAGGATATAAAACTTAGCTGAATCATCCATAATCAGTTCAGCCACATTTTCTTTTCTTAATTCCTCAAAAACTTTGTTCAAGATGGTTTTTCTAAATTCACCGTCTAAAAAATACCAATTGAATGGCTTTGGTATACTGATCAGGAAATTATTGAATTCCATGAAGCGTTTCTTTTCTATAAATTCTTTAGCAGATTTAAAAATAAAATTTACATAATCCTTAAAGAAAAAATTTTTATCGTTATTTGGTTGCAGACCCATAATTTACCTCGTTGTTTAACTGTGATTTATTGTCCCCTGTTGTGTTTTTATTTCCTCTTTAAATATTTTTCTACTGTAACCCGATAGGAGCGGATAGATTTGTCGACGTCTGGATGTTGAGCCAGGGTGTCGTTGAACATTTCGGTGCATTCATTTTCAGAAGCACCGAAGTGGGTTCCAACCATCCGGATTAATCTCCGTAATTCTGCTTTTTGGGCTACATATTCTATTTTGTTGTGTATTCCCATAGCGCAGACTTCTATGGGTTGCTAGCTAACTGGATAACTACTGTAAAAATTACAGTCATCGCAGCTACGTAGAGTACTCCGGAAACAATTTGTTCAATTATTTCTTTAATACTTGGGGCTTTTTTAAGATCAATCCTATAATTGTAGTCCCTTGGATAAATGACTTTAGGCGCACAGTTTTTATCAAAATTCATACCTTTTTCCTCTTGATGTTATTTTTAAAAGTAGGGGGCGCAACCCTACGTTATGCCCCCCATCCTTCAGGCATCCATACTCAGTTAATTCTTTTCTCCAACCTCTCTGTCTGGTCTTAAAACTTAATTATTGTTGTTCTTCGTAGAACCCATTTTCTAATGCCCACGCCTTTAACCGTTCATAGGTAAAGATGTCATGTGGTGAATATCTTTCATTAATGTCGTTAAGGATGTTCAACTCAAATATATTTAAGTCTCCCTTATCCGTAACAACCTCATTTATAGATTGGTACATATCACGCATTGTTATCCCCTTGTTCACTGGTCAGGTTGTCGATAGCTTCAGCATCTTTTTGTGCTGAAATATCTAGATCGATCAAAGCTTGTTTGCGTTGTTGTTCTGTTTTGAACAAGCCTAAAGTTTCTGCCATGTTGTAGTTGGTTCTACGTGCATAGTGATTCTCTAGTATTGATACGATCTGGTTATATAACTCTTTGTTTTCCTTCATTGTAGGCATCTCCTCATATAGATTAATGATCTAAGTTGCGTAACTATATAATAAAAACTTATAACTATCAAGTACCTTAAATACATTATTTATAAATTAAATTTACTTTCTTATAAGGCCTAATGATCTCTAATCTATACCCTTATATTCAGCAATATGCTTTAATTAATTAACTATATAGGGGTAATCATTATGGCTTTTGGAATTAGATGCTCTCATTGTCGTGGAGCGAAAAAGATTAGAGCTGATGGATTTATGTTAATGGATTGCCATGTATGTTTAGGGAAGGGCTTTACTAACATTGTGGAAGATGACGATATTAATCGTGTAGCGAGCGCAATTGTTTCTAAGACCGACGCACCGAAGAAAGAAATTCAAGAACCTGAAGTTATTCCCGTCCAAGAAGATAGCGAACCTGTTAAGCGCGTACATTTCGATGAACGTAAGTTTGTACCTGTGGCTGAAACTGATCCAGATGCTGAGTGCATTGAGTTAGTGGACCATGAAAAGGTTCAGGCTAAGCGTCCGAAAGCTAAAGTTGCACCTAAACAAGGCAAGACTCCAGCGAATTCGGCAACAAAAATAGCTACTAAGTTGATGGGCAAAGTGAGGAAGTCTAAAGATGCCTAGTTATCCACGCCAAGAATTAACCGGACAAGAGATAGCTTTTTGTGAAGCGTATCTCAACAACGGGATGAAGGATGGAAAGAAAGCAGCATTAGAGGCTAATTATGGTCCGAAGGGTGCAGCAGGCGCTGCTTCAGTATTGCTTAAAAAACCATTGATTCGAGAATATATTCAAAAACGTAGAAATGGGTTGGTGAGACAGATGCAATCAACATTTGATAACAAAGTTAAGAAATTATGGAGAGTGGCTGAAGTAGCTATTCCCGAAGAAGAAGATTTAGATATTCGACAGGCTAAGATTGGTATCGATGCCATTGTTGAACTAAACAAGATGCAAGGCCATCACGCAGCTGAGAAACATGTGAACGTTAACTTAAATGCTGACGCTCATATCAAAGAATTAAAAGAACTAAATCAAAAATATTTAGATGAATTTAAACGGCCTTACTAAATTTGGAGGAGTTATGACCGAAGGCTTTTATGTTGAGCCACAAGAATCGGAAGAAGTTGCTGAGATTTCCATTAAAGGGGATGTAGCCAAAATACTTCCAGTCTTATTGAGCATTCAAAAGAAGTGTCCACACATTAAAATTCAAAGTTTTGAACCTGAAAATTTATCCCAACCTAACTTTCCGGTTGAGTTTGGTAAGTTTAAAGGCTTCTTAACTATTTACTACACCATGAATGGTACTACTCAAGTCATGTTTGATTGGGCAGGTACAGCTACATCTGGTGATTTAATCATCGACGACCTAATTAAATTTGAGCGAACTTTTAATCCGGAGAACTAATCATGAAACGTCAAATAACCCCTGAGTTCTATGTAGACTTCGATTCCATCGATTACATCTATGATACAAAGGAAGAAGGATTGGGACTTATCATGAAGAGTGGACGTGAAATCCAATTCACTCCAAAAGATATGGAGAAGCATCCAGACTTTTTAGAAAGCTTCAGGACTAAATTTAATGAGTACGTACAGATACAACAAACTGGGCGGAATTCTAAGTAATGATGTGATATCAGTTGAGCGTGCTAAGCATGCCAACTTGATCACCTTACCGCTAAACATAGACGCTTCAAATTGCTTTAACTGTAAATATATCTATCGGCCCTCAAAGAATGTTGGGCAGTGTGTGCATCCAAACATTAAACAATCCGTTAACTCACGCATGTTGTGTGGTTATTGGGACGCGAAAGGGAGCTATAAGCAATGGGAACACCTGTAAGAGATGACTTATTTGAAAACGTAACAATTCCTTACACTAAAGTTGGCGAATATCTTACAGAGTTTGGACGCCAGGTTTTGGAAGAAACCGTAAAAAGCAAAGTTAAAGAAATGATTGTTGATGTAAAAATTGAGAATAAGGAAGACTGATGAATGAATTAATATTAAGTGATCAAGCTCATGCTGATGAACAGCAAAAGAAAATAGATTCCTTAATGAAAGAAATCCAAGACTCAGCCAAAGAGATTATGGAAAAGCTTCATGCTGCTGGATGGTCACAAGAAGAAATCACTGACTTTATGAACACAGCTTATCTAGGTAAGTTTGAGGAAGTTAATGACGCAGGATGAAAAAGAACTGCTTCTAATTAAGAACCAGCTGCTTGGTTCATTATTAAGATTCATTCGAATCTTCTACAAGCTCAGAACTGGTCGTGAATTTGAGCTAAGTCATCCTGTTGGGCGTGAATCTCACTTCTTAACCATTTGTCGTGAATTGACCGACGTCTTTTATCTGAGAACCAATCGTTTAGTTATTAACGTACCTCCAGGTCATGGAAAGACTGAGATGATTGTTCATTTCGTTGCTTGGGCTATGGCTCATTATCCAGACTGCCAGTTCATGTATATCTCTTGTTCCCATGAGTTGGCTACTAAGGCAACGACCTTTATCAAAGACATCATGACGCTTCCCCATTACAAGAAGCTTTTTGGGATTGAGATAGATCGTACTGTGGCATCCAAAGATCATTTCAGAACTACTGCTGGCGGCGTTGTGGCTGCGTTTGGTTCCCAAGGCACCATCGTAGGTCAGAATGCAGGGTTACCTAACATGACACGCTTCTCTGGGGGCGTAGTAATCGACGACTTCCATAAGCCCCATGAAGTCCATTCCGAAACTATTCGTGAACGGGAGAAGACTAACTATGGCACTACCATCGAACCTCGTCCTCGTGGAAAGAATGTGCCGATTATCGGTATTGGTCAGCGCTTACATGAAGATGATATTTGGGGTGATCTGATTAAAGGGATGGATGGTCGTACATGGAAAAAAGTTGTGCTCAAAGGTTTGGACGATAATGGTAATCCACTTTATCCAGAAAACTTTCCGCTTGAAGATCTATTACGTCTACGAGAAAACCGTCCTTATGTGTTTGCTTCACAGCAACAACAAGATCCATTGCCAGCTGGTGGTGGTCTATTCCGAATCGAAGACTTCACATTACTGAATGAAGAACCAGAAATGTTGATGACGTTTATTACTGTGGATACCGGTGAAACGGAAAAAACCTATAACGACCCAACCGTCTTTAGTTTATGGGGCGTCTATAAAGTTACTCAGTTTGGTCATGACATGGATTTATACAATCTCCATTGGATCGACTGTAAACAATTATGGTGTGAGCCGGCCGATCTCGAAGATGAATTTAATTTGTTTTTAGCTGAATCAATGCTTCATCCTGTAAAACCATCTGCTGTAGCAATTGAAAAGAAATCGACAGGTGTAACGTTAAGTTCGCTTCTTAAGAAAAAACCAGGCATTCAAGTAATTGATGTGATCAGAACTAAAGCGAGTGGAAGTAAAACTGAACGCTTTTTAGAGATGCAACCAATCATCCGATCGCGTCGGATAACGCTTACAGAAGGCAATGCACATGTCCATATGTGTGTGAGTCACATGAAGGCAATAACTGCAAACAATACTCATGCACACGATGATATATGCGACACTGCATATGATGCCGTAAAAATGGCTTTGATCGACCAAAACCTTAGTCATTTCTTTAAATCAAATAATTCTCCTGACCTTGTTGTGTCTAAACTGGGTAATGCTATTATGAAAAGAAACATTATCCGGAAGAGATCACACGCATGGCCAATTTAAACAAAACCTCTGGTGTTGCTGAGAAATATCAAAAGCGTTTACCTGATATCAAAAAAAAGATTCAAGAATGGCACGACTGGTTCCAGCCTAATTACCAGCGCTTTAATTCAATAAGAAAATTTGTTTTTGATAGTACGTTATCAAGCGCAGATAAAGCTGCATTGAATGATCAAGGCAAACCACAAGTTGAGTTTAATGTTGTTGAAGCATATGTATCACGTTTACGTGGTGAGTTTGCAAAACAACTTCCATCGATTGAAGTAACTGAATCATATACAGCTGATCATGTTCCTCCTGGATTATTACGTTTTGTTGAAATGCATTTACGTGCACGTTTATACAATGCAAATCGTGAAGGATTTTTATATAACTTGTACACCGACACATTAACCGGCGGTTATAGTGCTATTAAACTCTTCACTGAATATGATGGTGAGCGTAGTTTTAATCAGAGTATTAACTTCGATCGGGTTTTTGACCCGACGCTAGTAGGGTGGGATGTACTAGCAGTTAAGTCACACAAAGGTGACGGCAATCACTGCTTCGAATTCTTTCCTAAATCCATCGACGAAATCAAAGAACAATATCCCAACGCAGACGTAGACACTCTTCACTTCGGTAGACAAACCGACTCATTCAGTTGGTCTTATATGAATGGCCAACAAAAGATTGCATTAATTTGCGATTTTTATGAAAAGAAAAAGAAACGGAAGAAATTAATTCTCTTAGCCAATGGCGAAAGTATGTTTAAAGAAGACTTAGAAGAGTATATGAAGGATTGGATGTATCATCGAATTGAACAACCACCTGCTGTAGTTCAAGAACGATGGACGACAAGCACTATTATTTGTCGGTATCGAATCATTGGTAACCAAGTATTGGAATATGAAGAAACTAATTATCGGTTCTTGCCTATTATATTTGTTGACGGCAATTCAATATTACTACGTGATGGCGATGGAGGAGCAATCCGCCAGTTTTGCCGTGGATATATCTACAATGCTATCGGAGCACAACGGCTTAAAAACTATGCTGGACAGTGTTTGGCTAACGAACTCGAAAACATGATTCAGCATAAGTTGATGATTCCAAAAGAAGCCATTCCGACTCAAGAAGAATATCAAGAAGCATTATTTAACGTTCAACAACCAAACTTGATTGTTTATAACGCTTTCTTAAATGACGATCCTGAAAAAGCAGTTCCTCCTCCGCGTGAAGTGGTTCGTACACCTGTTCCGCCAGAGATCAGTAACACATTCATGAGTACGGACGCTGTGATTCAAAGTAACTTAGGTTCCTTCGATTCATCACAAGGCATTAACAAAAATGATTTAAGTGGTAGAGCAATTATTGAGAGTGCTACTCAATCCAATGCAGCTGCAATGCCTTATGTAGTCTCATTGCTAGAAGCATTAACACAACTCTGTTACATCTATGTTGATCTGATGCCTAAGTACATGACAACCAATCGAAGTGTTCCTTACATGGATGATGACGGAAAGATTCAATCAGTTGAAATCAATCGAGATGGCGATAAAGACATTTACTATCCCGAAGATGCACTGCAGATAAAAATCGAACCGGGTCCAAACTTTGCAATTCAAAAATCTAGAGCATTACAACAGATGATTGCGATGCAATCGGCTTCTCCTTTATTTGCTGAGTTCATGAATGATGAAGGCTTAGTGGCTATTCTGGATAATATGGAGTTCAGAGGAGCAGAAGAGCTGAAAGATAAAGCAATGAAATGGATGCAACAACGTGCTGCGATGAAGCAACAAGCCATGATGGCGCAAATGCAACAAGCTCAGAAACCTGATCCTTTCATGATGAAGATGCAATTAGAACAAGCTGCTCTCATGCAAAAAGAGAAACAATCACAAATGGAATTCATAACTAAAGCGAATGCACAAGAAATCGATGCAGAAAGAGCAACAACAGAAAGATTCAAAGTTTTTGGTGAGTTGCAATCACAACAATTACATGACAGTTCACAAATTCGTAAAGCAGAAGCTGAAGAATTTTCACATTTGATTGATGCAGCAGTGAAAATTGAAAGCCAAGCACATGAGAGAGCACATGACGTTGCAAAATTAGCACACGAAATGAGTAAACCTTCTGGACCTTAGTGTGATATAGTATTTGAACTTATCTGTAGGCATTAAGATAAGTCCTCAAGAAAGCCGTTGGTTTGCAGACCCAACGGCTTTTTTTTATTTACTAATCTTTCTTTTCTGCAATCCAAGATTCAAATTCATCTAGATCAATTAAAACTTTTCTTCCAATTCTACGAACGCATTTAGAAAAACCATTTCTATGTTCGTTAAAAACCAAATGGCGAATTGATGCTTCACTAAATGAACCGTTATAGAGAGAAGGAAATATTTTTATTGGTGCTACTCGCATGTGTGTTTCTGTTGTCATTGATTGTCTCCAACTTTTATTTGTGATCATTTGCTGTGATCTTATTGTAACAAATCAAAAATAATTTTTACTTTTTTTGTCAAAGAAACTAAACCTAAAAAAAATTGATGAAGTTTAATTTCTATTTTTTTCCGTAAGAAATTTCTTACAAATAGCACTGCAAAATAATATGGTGACACCCTTAAATTTCTTTGGGTGCTACCGTAGCACCCTTAAAAATAAACCATAAAAACATGTGTGATTAATGTTGTTGTGTATTATCAAACGTTGTATTAGTATCTAATGCATTCATGGTTAGGAAACTTAAATGAATCACGATCTGGAGTGTAAGCCAGAGCAAATTCACGCAGTTATGCGGTCAAAATAACAGGCACTCTCCTTTAAGAGGTATTCACCGTTACGGGGTTAATAGTTAAAGAGGTTTAGATGACAACTGAAGAGAATTCGGGGAACGTAAATTTTGGTTCTCAAGATCATGCAGGAGTTTCAGAGCAACCGATTTCACATGGTTCCGTAGCATCAGAATCAGCACCTGCTGAAAAAGTTGCACACGATCCACATGCGGCTCGGGTTAATAGTATTGCTCAAGAAAGTTGGAAACGTGGTTACGAAAAGGCAAAGAAAGAATTAGCTGCACAACAACAAAGTGCACATCAATCTGGAGTTCCTTTAGGTAACGAATATGCTCAACATCAGCATATTCAACAATCTTCAGACATGAATGCTCAAATTGAGCAGGGTGTTCGAAAGATTTTAAGTGAGCGTGAACAACAAGCATTTGAACAGCAGCGTTCCGAATGGGCGCAGCAACAAGCAAATGATTTCTTGACAAAATTAGCTATTGGCAAAGAAAAATATGCTGATTTTGAAACAAAAATTAGAGAAATGAATTTAGAAAACATTGCTCATATTATTCCAGCTCTTAATGGGTTAGATAATCCCGCTGAAGTGGTATACGAATTCGCAGAACATCCTCATAAAATTGGGGAAGTAACTACCTTGATGCAAATAGACAAGGAGTTAGCAGCGATGAGTTTACGAAAACTTTCAGCGTCTATTAAGGCGAATGAGAAAGCAAAAAGCATACGCTACCCGAGCGAACCTTTAAGTCATTTAAGCCATTCAGTCACTGGTAAAGATAGTGGCTCGATGA